TCAATGGCCTTTAATTGGTATTGGTGGTATCAATCGTAGAGTTGTATTTGGTACGGCTTGTCAACAACCAGATGGCCGCTGGGTAGAAAGAGATAGTAATGGACGAACAAATTAAATTATTAAAAGAAAGAGAAAAGGTTATAATAGAAGAATTAGAGTTTAGTCCTCTTAGAAGTTTAGAGAACGAACTTTATGAATTAAGAGATACTTTATCGAAATTAGAGGAGAATAATGAACCTAAAATATATAAAGAGTATATTACAAAAGATAATAAGATTGTTGTATAATTTTTTATTACCTTATTTCAAAGAGTTTTTTTGGATACTTGGTATAATGATTACAGATATATTTAATTTTATAAGAAGTTTTTTACCAAAACCACAAATGATTTATAACTGGCGTATGAAAAGAGTTATACCTAATTTTAAAAGATATTTTCTTCTAATAATGTTTATATACTTTCTTATTGCTATTTTAGTATCAAAGGCCACTGCTAATGAAAAGTTTATAATGCCAAAAGGTGAGATTACAGAAGAAGAAAGAGAACCACTTAAAAGAGTGAAACAAGAACAGAACAAAGTATTATACGATACAGTAAGAGGTTACGAACCTAAAAAGGTAGACGACCAATATTGTTATGTAAGAATTGAAATTAAACAAAACGGTGATGACATTATTAAACAAGAAATTCTGGAGTGTGCTGACGGTAGACGAGGCATTAATACGCCTGGCTATTGGGATTTATTCGCACAATTCTATTATAGAGATGTATCGGCGCCTGAATATTGCCGATATTATAGTAGACCAAATCACGTCTTTAAGTCGTTTGGAAAGACGTGCCTTAACAAAAACGGTGAATGGGAGGTACAATAATGTTTAAAAACATTATTATATTAACGCTTCTATGGGTTATACTATTTGATGTGTCCAGTAAAGACTTTTTTGGCTATATGCAAAAAGGACTTGACAAAACGCAAGAATTAGTATATGATATAAAAAGGAGTACAAAATAAAACTATATGATGATAAGAACAGTAATGATAGTAGCAACAGGCTTTATATTAGGTGCTTGCTCTACTTCAACATACCAGATCAAAGCAGAATCAAATAAAATTTTAGATACTGTACCGTCTTGGTATATGATGGACTTCAAAGAAAAGAAAGCTTGTAACGTTAATTCGCAAGATATTAACGAGAAGCAGTGTATCTTTGGTGTCGGAACTTCAGTATCACCAGACCTTGGTTTAGCAATTGAAAAAGCAAAGATGATTGCAAAGGCCGAGATGGCAGATATAATTAAAGGCGAAATGAATAAACGATCTAAACAGTTTATTACAGAACTTGGTAAAAACGAAACTAAGTCAGTTGTAACAGACGTTGAATCAACTCTAGTAAATATAATTGAAAATACACCTGTAAGAGGTTATGAAATATTTGCTCAAGAGGTATCTTCAACAACAAAAGGTTACTATAGAGCGTGGATTGGTTTAAGATTGCCTTTAGGTGAATTTAATAAGATGTATAACTACACGATAAACGAAGTAGTTGACTCTTATAATCTAAAACAAAAAGCAGACCAAGCTTTTAAAGAAACATTTAAAGAAAAAACTGTACAATAATATGAGTGAAATAACTCAAATTATAGTTTACAGTAAAAAAAACTGTGGATATTGTATCAAGGCCAAGAATTTATTAACAAATCTAGGCCTTGAATACACAGAAAAGAAATTTGAAGATTTTACAAATACAGAAAAACTATTTGAAGATATTGGCAAAAATGTTAAATCAATGCCTCAAATAAAAGTAAATGGTGAATTAATAGGTGGTTATAATCAACTTATAGAATACTTAACTGATAAAGGTTTAGTTAATTTTAAAGGTGAACCTATACACGATATATAATGGATGATACAAATAAGATTATTCTTTTTCCAACAGAAAGAATTGTTAATAAAGAGACCGCTAGGCCTGATCCTAAGGCAGGAGAAAAGGTAAGAGTAGATAGAACTAAAGAATTTGTAGAAGGAAATGTAGATGAAATCGCTATGAATATGCTAAGAAGTTTTGTAGAAATGGCGATGAAAACAGATAAACCAGAATTTACAAAAGACTTAGGTTTAGTGGTAGATATTTTAAGAGGTATGATTTATAGAGATTTTGATGTACAACACCCAGCACAAAAACTGGCCGATAAGATTGTAGATTTAAAGATGACAAGATTTGGTCCACAGGTTTGGATTGATTATAATAGAGTATTAGAAACTCAACACAAACCACATAAACCATTAAGTGCTGAAATTAAAGATGAAATTAAAAGAAGAAATGACGGTTGGACAGATTTCGAACCAGACTTTCCTTTACCAGATGATGAACAATAAATTTTTAGAAATTCCTCAAGGAATCGCCGTCGCCGGTTGTAAAATAGCCAATTTAAGGAGAACAAACATAATGTTTAATACATTAAAAAACTTAGTAGTTACAAAAACTGCTAAAAGATCAACTGCTAAACGTGTTAGCGGTTTATCTAAGACACAAAGAGTGCTAAACTTCTTGTCAAGCGGTAAATCAATATCGTGGAAGACATTAAGAACTAAATTTGATCTAACATCGCCAAGAGCTATGGTAGACAAATTAAGAGCAGAAGGAAATATGATCTATATTAACAAATCTGCTGAAGGCACTTCTTACAGATTAGGTTCGCCATCAAAAGCAATTATTGCTGCTGGCATCCAAAAACTGTACGGAACAAAATACGCTTACTCTAATAACTAAGAGTACGTAATTATTGAAGGCGAGAAATATATAAAGCTCGCCTTCTTTTAAAATAAAATTTATGAATAAACGCTGGGAATTTGACTTAGATACAGGTGATAGACAATTCAAAACTTGGGTATATAGTGATACTGGCAAAGATATAGAAAAAAGATTTAAACCATATAAAGTTTCAAATATAAAAGAAATTAAAAAAACAGATACAAAAACACCATCAGAACAGTTACAAGACCAATTAGAACCTATTATTGATAATATACCAAATAGTTGGTCAGATTTAGAAACAGTATGATATTAATTGACCTTAATCAAGTATTAATATCAAATTTAATGGCTCAGACAAGAGGTAAAGCTGAGAACTTACCAGATAAAGAAATGGTAAGACATATGGTCATTAATTCATTAAGAGGTTTTAATTTAAAATTCAAATCACAATACGGCAATAACATAGTGTTATGTGCTGACGCTGGTGACCCTTGGCGTAGAGATATTTACCCTAATTATAAACACGCTAGAAGAAAAGGCCGTGTAGATTCAGCAACAGATTGGGATAACATATTCAATATGATTACTGAAATCAAAAACGAAATCGCAGAAAACTTTCCTTATGTGATGATGTACATAGAAAAGGCAGAAGCAGATGATATAATCGCCACACTTGTAAAACACACCAATGAACCGATTATGATTATCAGTGGTGATAAGGACTTTATACAATTGCAAACAAATACTAAAGTAAAACAATACAGTCCTATACAAAAGAAATTTGTAGGTGAAGATGTAGACCCTAAAATATTTTTACACGAACAGATTATAAAAGGTGACCGTTCAGACGGCATACCGAATATATTAAGTCCTGATGACATCTTTTTAACAAAAGAGAAACAAAGGCCTATCAATAAGAAAAGACTTGAAGAATGGTCAACTGCCGATAGAATACCATTAGGCAGTGAAACCAGCAAGTATTACGAGAGAAACAAACGACTAATAGACCTTTCTTATATACCAGAAGAGCTAGAAAGAACTATTATAAATACATATAGAGATTATAAAACACCTAACAGGTCCAAACTGTTACCGTATTTTATGAAACATAAACTAAAATCGTTAATGGAAAACATTGGTGATTTTTAATATTCGAATATTGGAGATATAATGGAACAAGACAAACCTAGGCACTCAAGCCTAATTAATCCTAAAGGTATGGCGGCGTCGGCTCGTACGGCCACAAATGCTAGATCTTTAGCTCACGAAATATTTACTAAGGTAAATAACGCAAAAGACAAACCTAAAAAGATAGAAGTTTTAAGAAAAAATGATAGTCAGCCTTTAAGACAACTATTAAAGGCCGCTTTTGATCCTAAAATTACTTGGGACATACCAGAGGGAACACCCCCTTATATGGCCAACGAAGCGCCAACTGGTACAGAACATACATCTTTATTAGACGAAGCAAAGAAACTTTATCTTTTTATAAAAGGTGGTAGTAATATACCTAAACTAAAAAAAGAAACTCTTTTTATACAAATGCTCGAGGCACTTCATAAAGATGACGCTCAAGCGCTTATTGATATAAAAGATAAGAAATTGAATCACACCTATAAAGGCCTTACAGAAAATGTAGTAAAAGAAGCCTTTAATTGGAATGACAATTTTATGAAAAACTAAGGTTTTCAAGGCTTTCCTAAAGAAGCCTTTAAAAACAATGACTTAGTTTTTTGCTAAGTCATTGATTCTATTGAGCGATTTCTTTACAACAGCCTATTGACTTTATCATATTTAAGTGTTACCTTATATGTATGGTAACAATGATTAATTTTTTGTTTAGTGTGATCACATACACACTTCTCTTTCTTGTTGATTTTTCATTGTTATCATACAAAACTAACAACTATATAATGAAACACAATGAAAAACGTTGATAAAAAAAATAAGTATAATATTTCTCTTAAAACTTTAAAAGATTTGAGAGTTGCAGAAAAAGACTACGATAAAGTTTACTCTATTGACTTTACAAACCCTTACGTAAGTAAAATCAATAATGTAACAACTATCGTGCCAGTAGTAAAGTATGTTTACTCACCTAATACTTTTGTTGAAAAACATAGTATTACACCTTTTACTACTAAAAAACAATTCTTTTCTAATGACGGCTTACCGCAAAGAAGTAGAATATCAAGTATTTACAGTAGATCACAAAATCAATTTAGAACTGTTGATATAGATAAGTTTATCAAAAGTTATAAACTTGACGATAAGAAAGCTGTAAA